AACCCACTTCTTCATGTTGGTAAACTCCTTCTTACGAAGATGACCTACAACTTTCTCTACAGCAAACTCATTACCTGATGATAGTATACCAGAATCTATCTTACCTGTAGCAGAATATCTTTGCAATTCATTAAGAGTCCTACGAAAGTCAGGAAAGTATTTCATTACTACTTCTGCTACCACCTTCTCTTCATACTTGATCATCTCCATCTCAAGTATAACCTTGACCCTATGGAAGAATGCTTCAGCAATCTCCTTCTTATCTTGCCCTTTAACACTAAAGTCTACTACCGAGCACCTACTATGCAGTGGTGCTATGATCTTATTCTTATAGTTACACGTGAAGATGAACCTGCAGTTCTTTTGAAACTCCTCAATCGACGCACGTAGTAATAGTTGTACGTCTGGTGTTGTATTATCTGCCTCATCCACAATGATAACCTTGTGACGAGACTCAGATGTAAGAGAAACAGTACTAGCAAAGGTCTTTGCCTGATTGCGTACAGTGTCCAAGAATCGACCCTCATCAGACCCATTAATGACATAACTATCTGCTCCTAATTCATCACACAATGCTTTCGCTATTGTGGTTTTACCTACACCCGCAGACCCAGAGAGCAAGAGGTTTGGTATCTCCCCTTGCTCTAAGAATCCTTTGAATACCTTTTTAGTATCTTCGGGTAGTATGCATTCTTCAATTGTCCTTGGTCGATACTTCTCTACCCATAGAAACATTACTTAGGCTCCATAGCAACGAAATAATTTAACTCACTGTGAGTCATTGAACAGAAGTTAGCAATATTTCTATTACTAATAACTACATGATAAGATGCATCTTGTAATTTTAAATTCTCTACCTTAAAGCAGAAACAGAATGTCGTTCTCTCAGCAGTCAACTTATATTCCTCTTCACCCTCTGTCTGAAGACCTTGGTAGAAGTTAACCTTCTTAAGAGGTAAAGAGAATACATTAGAAGTCTTATTCTTATTGTCCCTTACACAGATACTATACTCACCCTTGTACCCATTAATACATAGATCCTCAACACCATAAACCTTTGCAGCTTGCATCAACTGAGTTAGATCTGACTGTGGAAGATTAAACATAAGCTCTTGCTCAGGAAGATCTTTATTAAACTCAGGTGGAGTTACAATAATCTCAGGGTCACTGTAATAGAATACAGTCTTACCTTTAGTATCCTCATCAAAAATAATTACCCTCTTATCATCAGGGAAATTCAACCAAGGCTTCTTGAATAGAGACAATGCTCCTAAGAATAATGGTAGATCATAGATCGCCATATCACATGGAATAAATTCCTTGATCTTACCCATACCAATAATATTCTTATTGACTGACATGGTTTGTACATAAGATCCTTCCTCAATAATAATAGACTTATTGATGGTACTAAAATTCCTCAACAGATCAATAGTTGATTTACTTAGTTGGATATTTGTTCTTGGATCCTTTGCTCTTGCTTCGGAATTTCGTACTGCATTTGCAGCATCTGCTCTCAAATCTGTTGAGGCGATTAAATCTTCAGTCATAATCTATGAATTCTGCTGGTGTAGGGACGTTTTGTGGTTTATCATCAGGATAAGAGGTGCCTGAGAAATAATATAATAGTATAGCATAGTGAATGATTTTTAGCACATCATCCTTATGCTTTCCTTTCTTCCTATAACGTGAAGCATACTTAATAATATTGGATTGACAGAAGTGCTCTGCTGTCCCTATCGCTTCAAGGAGATCCAATGTTTGGACCCCCTTCTCTTCGTTACTGTAGTGAGACCGATAGGTCTGGGAGATATAATCTTCCACGACCTTAATCGTCTCGTCTTCTTTATACTTCATCATACAGGTAGTATATCAGTTGGCTAGTATTGTGTCAAGGTTCTCGATGTCAACCTCGTTATCAATCTTATCATACAATTCTAAGAATGATCTCTTTGTCTCGTCATCAAAACGATTTAGACATACTTGGATTGCCTTAACCCTATCAGAGAATATAGCATATGCTCTGATTATATGCACCAATCTACGTGTTGAGATAACTTCATCCACTCCACCATCGTTGAAAGTTTTACGGATGATCTCTGCCCATGCAGTTAGATTAGCAATGTATTTATCATCGCAGCAATCCAATTCCTTACAGTAGTTGTTAAGCATTCTAACCTCGGTCTGTGCCTTAGGATACTCTTGCTCAAATGTAATAGGGAATCTCTCTAGGAATGCTTCATTCAATACATTAGTACCAATGAATCTACCGTCCTCAGATCCTTTACCCTTAGTGTTAGCAGTTGCTATAACTGTGAAACCAGGTGCAGGTGTTACTTGCTTACCAATCTTCTTGAGGTATACACCCTTGCCTTCCAAAATTGATTGTAGGCAGAGGATCTTATTACTGGCGAGGTCAAGCTCGTCGAGTAAAAGAACTGCTCCACGTTGGAGTGCTTCGATGACGGGACCGTTATGCCAAACAGTTGACCCATCAACAAGACGGAAACCGCCAATAAGATCATCTTCATCAGTTTCTACAGTAATGTTAACTCTAATAAGGTCTCTCTTTGCCTGAGCACATGCTTGCTCTACACCGAAGGTCTTACCATTTCCAGAGAGTCCTGTAATGAAAATGGGATAGAAGATCTTAGATGTTATAACCTTCTTAAGGTCAGTGAAGTTACCAAATGGTACGAAATTGTCATCCCTCTTAGGTTTTAAATCCTTCGCTGTTAGGTAGGATGGATCGAATGAATCTACAATCTGAGTCTGTGTCTGAGTGTAAGTCTTCTCTAGTGCTTTCTTAGTCTCTGCCACAGTCAAATCCCAGACTCCTCTTTTAACTTTAAAATCATTTAAGTATTTTGAAACTGTTTGATATGCAAGACCGAAATGGTCACATGCATTTTGTAATTCAGGGGTCTTTACGTTTACTCCGAATTCTCCTACAAGGTAGTCTCTGATATCTTCAGAAGTAACGGTTAATTTAACAGGCATTTGATCTTTGTTTGTTTATATTATTATTATAACTCCAAATCAAGGGGTTGTGTAGGTAACCATGACGGTTTCTTATCTGGCACACGATAATTATCAAACACCCATGGCTTAGTAGCAAGGTACTTCCTGTATGCAGTCACAGTATCAATAGTATTATCATACTTTAACTGGTCAGGCATTGCCCTAACAAATGGAGTGTGTTGCTCTGGACATCCATTCTCCATCTGTGTTAATGCTGCCATCCTAATACTTCTCTCACATGCATGTTTCTTACCAAATCTCTCAGTATATTCCTGACATAATGATATACCATGCTGAAATAACCACTGTAAATTATCAGCAGACTCTGCTGCCCATACGGTACAAGGATGATTTCTAAACGCACCCTTGGCAGTATTATATGGTTGGTTATCTGACTTTAATACTGGTCCTACATCCCAATACCACTTACTAAAGACCAACGCAATCATTTGCGTGGTCTCTAGTGGCATCTTTACTATGTGTTTGTCAGGTAGAGAGAATGCTGCTAGTGCAGGATCCTCATCTACTGCGAATATATTCATGCTATTTGTAATATGAAAGAGGATAGAATCTTTTTGTTGTTTGCTTTACCTTTAAGAGACTTAGTGAATGCTCTCTTAATATCTGCCTTAGAGTCAGACTTAGGCTCGAATTCTACGTCAGTATTTAGACTCTTATTGTTTAAAAAATAGAGTTCCTGATAACCCATCATAGGTGCACCAAAAGATTTAAACTTAGCAAAAGTTTTCTTATACCTTTCAACCTTATTATGATCAGGATAGAATTCATTCTCTAAGTATCTTGTTACATCACGACTAGTTGCGATACGGAAACCTAAGAAGTTACACTGAGGGAAACGACCCTTAAGGTATCTTAGCAGTTGATTGGTAGTTGTGCATCCACCATGTCCACCTCCATTATCAGGTGCATACGTACGACCATTTCTTCTATCTCTGATATGTGTATTGTATCTGATACAAGATCTGTTAAGTTCTTCTCTACCTTGCCAAGTTGATTTTCTCCACTCAGCAGAGTATGCTGCTTCACCATCAGATAGAATAGCAACGTGCACCTTCTCAACCTTAGTCTTACTTTGGAAGTCTGGGATAAGACTCTGAAGACAAACGATTGCTTCATTTAATGGTGTGCCACCTAGGTTTAGATGCTTAGGGAATACATCAGGTATATTCTTCTGTGGAGCATCATGTAACCAAGGGTTACGATATCTGTGAGAGTATCTATAGTTAAACTGATATGTAACTCTCCAGATATCACGTGCATACTGATCGAATTTCTGGTTATTTAACTTACCATTTAAGAAATTTAGTAGGTAGAAGTTAGGTGGCATATAGAATGTGCCTTCCTTACCTTCCCACTTCTCCTCTTCAAGTGGTTTCATCCACTGTCCATCTTGTACGAATGCGTAAACATCAAATGGGATACCTGATTTACGACAGAATAAGCACAATGATAGCAGTTGCTTGTAAGTATCATGGATACACTCTGACATGGATCCAGACCAGTCTAGTAGGAATATCATACCATGATTCTTACCATCAGGTCTTACTGTTACCTTCTTAAAGATGTCATCGTTAAACTTATAGGTGTGAAGTTTACCTGTATCAAGGACTCCAGTCTTTGCGATACTCTCACGAGAGAATGCAGTTGCTGCTTTCTTCATCTCAAACTCTTTAGAGAGATAATTTACCTCACGTGAGCAGTCCTTCTTAAACTTACGATAGTCAGCATCTACATCTGACCAATCAAGAGGTCTATAGAATTCATGGTTAGGATCTGTGTACTGAGATGCATTCCATGTATCTTGTGATGCCTGATTTACTTCATCAGCACTAACAGTATGGTGCTTGATATCAATGTTAGAGATCTCAAGATACTTAGGACATGCATGATCTGCCAATAAAGCTTTATCCTTAAGGTGTTGTGCTAGAGCATCATCAGTCTTAGCATCTAATGGATCACCTACTCCTCCAGTAGATCCCTGTCTACCTACAGCAGACTCTCCATCATCTCCCTCACCATTCTCTGAATTCTCCTCAGATTTCTCTTGACCTTTACCTTTTGAACTAGTCTCTTGACTTTCTTCACTGCTACTTTCTCCTGTGGAATCGCCACTGCTCCCATCAATATTAAAATCATCTGTCTCTTGCTTATCAGAGAGTGATGATACCTTCTCCATCTCTTCTTTTTTATTCTTTTCATGTGCATAAATTGCTCTCGCAGCACTCAATGCTTCCTCGAATGTTTCTGCTGCTCCTACAGCGTCTCTGAGGACTACCTCAGCGTCATCAAATGGGAATAGTCTATGTGCACCTATCTTAAAGTATAGGTTAATTCTATCTATAAGGAGTAACTGACTCATATCGTTGTCTGCTACATCAAAAAAGTCATCCTCATCCAACTGCTTATAACCTTCAAAGAAATCTTTAGAAAGACCAGGAAACTTACGCTTCATTAGTTTCTCAATCCTTGCATCCTCTGTAATATTAATGTAACCCTTAGGAACTTCTAGTGTTGTCCAGTCTGTGTTGGGTGTATACAGTGCATGACCCACCTCGTGACCCACTAGCATGTTGTATACCCTATCAGACACATCCCAGATAGGAAGTACCAATACTCTGCGATCCACATCGAATGATGCTGTTTGTACCACCCTATGCTCAACGATTAGGTTCTCTGTTGCGAGTAGTTTGGCGAGTGTTCCTTTTACTTCCTGTGCTGACATGCTGTTTTCTGTTGTATATACACATTATAATAGGAAACCCTCCGCTTGGGAGGGTTAAGTAGACACTTTTTCAACTGTCTAGTCCTTTTACGTGCTTG